ATGATAACTTTCATATTAGGAGAGGACAGACATGTAAAGTATTTTGTTCATTCAATAGGTCAATATGATTATTTTGTGATAAAGGATGCAAAATTTTCGTTGTTGCATAATGGCAAGCAAGAGGCAGCAGGCGTTTGTACAATCGAAAAAGACGAAGAGAAAAATGGTTATTATGTTGATGTAAAAATACAACCAGTGCAAAAAAGCAGGATGTACACCTTAGAAATAGAATTAAAAATTGCAGATGAAATTATAAAAAACAGGGAGAAGATGGAGGTAATTTAATGATAAAAATTGAAAAAGTTGAATTGTCTCCAAATCCTGTTGTTGTAAATGGAAAAGTAAAGATTTCTGTAACGATTGTTACGCATAATTACTTAAACAAAAATTATACACACAAACAGTTAGCGACTTATACACATAAACAGTTGAAAGACAGAGGAACAACATGATAAGAATTAGAGAAAGACCAGGAATGGTCTTATTTTTATGCAAAAATTAAATTTTCTTTAAGGAAAGGAAAGTGAGGTCATGAAGAAAAATATGGAACAGGCAAATTATGTTAAAGCAATCATAACGGGAATATTGGCATTCTTATCGTCTTTGTTAGGAATATTAGCAATTCCATGCGGACTAATGGTATCAAGCAATCTGGTTGATTATGGAACTGGATTGATCGCAAGCAAATTTAGAAACCAGGATATAAATTCTTATAGATCTATTCGTGGAATATTTAAAAAAATTGCAATGTGGTTGCTTGTCGTAGTTGGTGCGATCGTCGATGAAATGATTAAGTATTCAACTGCACAAATAGGAATTGACATAAAGGTTCAGTTTTTGATTGCAAGCATTGTGGCGATCTGGATTACATGTAATGAGGTGATATCAATTTTGGAGAACATCCAAGATATCGGTGTTCCAATTCCAGGATTTTTAAAACCATTAGTGAAAAATATTAGATCACAGGTAGAGCACCAGACGGATATTCTGGAAAATGATGAGGAGGAAGAATAAATGGCAAAAGCAAGCACAATTCTTAAAAAAGCAAAAAGCTACATTGGAACAAAAGAAAAACCAGCAAACAGCAATAATGTAAAATTTAACACAGATTACTATGGGCACAGTGTAAAAGGGAGTTCTTATCCTTGGTGCTGCGCATTTGTATGGGATATCTTTAGGATGTGTAATGCATCCGATCTGTTCTTCGGGGGCAAAAAAACAGCATATTGTCCGGATGTAGAGAATTATTACAAAAAACATGATCGCTGGCACTCAACTGGACAGGCAGGCGATCTCTGCTTGATGGATTTTGGAAAAGGAAGAGCGAGTCATATTGGAATTGTGGAAAAAGCAAACAAGGATGGAACATATACGACAATTGAAGGAAATACATCTAAGAGTAGCGATGATAACGGCGGTGCAGTAATGAGAAGAACAAGAAGCAAGAGTGTAATCCGCGGATTTGCAAGACCAGCGTATGATCAAGAGAAATATACAACAGTAAAGAAGACGTCCGATAAAGGTGCGATCAAATGGATGCAGAAAAAATTGAACGAATTAACACCAGGAACAAATATCGAAGTAGATGGTATTTGGGGCAAAATGACAACCGCACAGCTTAAGAGATATTGGAAACGATTAGGATGGAGCACAGCAGGATCTTACTGTGGCAAAAAGACATGCAAAGCATTGTACGCAAACAGAAAAAAATAATGAAACCGGGGAGAAATCCCTGGTCTTTTTTTTATGCAAAAAAATAATGAAAATTTAGGAAAAACATTGACATATGGTGCACCATATGTTATTATATATACATAAGGAGGTGAGAAGCAGATGAGCAAGAAAAAGAAAAAGCGAAAACTTAAAGAAGCGGTTCTCGTATTCAGCATCATTCAAAGTGTGGTAACTACGATATGCATGATATACGAAGCATTCTTTAAGTAATCGCAAGGCGGTGGGTAAATCCCACTACCCACTGCCTATTTTAAATCATCTGTGAAAAAATGTCTATGGTTAAAGTAATAACAATATCAACCTGGATAACATTTATGTGCTTGTGTTATTTGGCAGTCAAAAATGGATTAGATTTGTTTACAGGTATAGCATTGATTACCAATATTGTAAGTAATGTAATAAATATGATATATCTTTTAAAAGAAAAGGAGTGATAGCGTGCCAGTAGGAAAACCAACACCACAAACAATAGCAACAAAAAAATATGAGAAAAAAGCTGGTTGGATGTCAAAATCTTATAAATTAAAAAGAGAAGTAGTAGAAGAATTTGCGAGAGCTTGTGAAGAAGAAGGCGTCAGCCAGGCAAGCCAGTTAACAAAGATGATGAAAGAGTTTGTTGAAAAGCGAAAATAGTCAGGGATTTCCTGGCTATTTTTCTTATAAAAACTTTATACGCACTTACAGTAAGGTCATCCTTTTAGCAAGTACATATGAACTTTAATAAATCGCATAAATAAGCCATTTCTAAGCTATACAGAAGTATAATAATAAATGTCAATCAGCTTGTTTTCACGGTCAAATACAATTTTTTTCACGATTGATCGTATGGCAGCATACTTTTCATCCTTATTGCATTGATCTGATGTAAGTATATTATACACCCCACGGATTCGATCTGGCATATCAATTACTTCTGGTTTTTGCTCTTCTTGCTTCTGAATTTCCACTGATAATTTTTCACGATCCTTTTTCAGTTTCAATTTGTTTTCTTTATACTCTTCTAATGTATCGATGCCGCTTTGATAAGCTTCTTTGATTCTATCTTCTTTTGCATCTAATTTTTTTAATTGTGATTTTAATATATCAAGATCATTTGTAACGGATTCAGGAGGAATATATTCACATTCAATCGATGATTTATTCATATCTTCTTCAAGTGCAGAAAGAACTAATGGAACTAATTTCTTTTCTGAAATACCATGACTGACAAGACATTTCCCTTTTACGTAACGATAACACTGAAAATTTGTGTATATACGGCCATATCGTTTATCTCTATGAACCGACGTTGAAAGAGAAGCACCACAAGAAGAACATTTTATTAAACCAGACAACCAATGTCTTTTTTGTGTAATTGGCTTTCCACCACGTGGACGATATTCTGTTTTGATACGATCATTAGCAAGGGTCCAGATTTCTTCTGAAACGATTGGTTTAATATTTCCTTTTCTTATGATCCATTCACTTTCTGGTTTTATCTCTTTATTGCTTGAATCTGAATAATTCCATCTTAAGTATCCCTTATAAATTGGATTTTGTAAGATATATTTTATCCCACGTGCTTCAAATTCTCTCTTGTTTCGAGTTTTATATCCAAGGCTATTAAGATGTCGAGCAATCTCATAAAAACCCATTGTGCTTGATGTGTAGAGCTTGAATATAGTCCTGACAATAGCAGCTTGATCTTCATCAACGATTGGTGGCACACCTTTTTGAATTACACGATATCCAAGAGCAGGAGAAGCTTGGAAATTTCCACGTAATGCATTTTCTGTCATTCCTCTTGTCACATCTTCGGCCAACTGGATAGAATAAAATTCATCTGTCCATTCGATAATTCTTTCAATCAGACCACCATAAATATCTTCTGTAATTGTTTGTGTGATACTGATTACATCAACATTACATTTGTTTCGTAACATTGATTTGTATACAATACTTTCTTCTTGATTTCTTGCAAAACGGTTAAATTTCCAGACGAGAATAGCTTCAAATGGAGAACCTTGTTTTTGCTTTGCAAGAGAGATCATACGCATAAAATCGTTACGTTTTTCAGCCTTTTTACCGCTTATACCAATGTCCATAAAAATATACTCTTCTGGAAGAATATAATTATGGCGATCACAATATTCTCTAATAAGACGTAATTGGGCATCGGGGGACAATTCTTCTTGCATATGAGTGCTTATTCTTATGTATGCAGCAACAATTTTAAAAATATTTTTTTTGATAATATCACCTCATTTTATTATATAGAACACATGTTCTGTTCAGAAGTAAAAAATAAAAAAGCTAAAGAAATTTAAGCTTTACAAGTTCTGGAATCACATTTAGATATGCAGCAATTTGATCGACTGTTTTTCCTTGATATTCAATTAATATTTCATCAGACAATAATAACTCGGCAGCAAATTTATTTGCTTCGATTTCAAAAGTATTTTTACTATGTAAAGTATAGTTCTTTACGAAACTACAATTTATTTTTGGATGCTGAATAGCATGACCTAATTCATGTGCTGCAACAATTCGATGAATATGATCATCTTCGATAGATGAGTTTAAAAATATACACCGAGATCGTTGCAGGTACATATAACAGCCTAAACGATTACCCAGAGGAACATCAAAGCGTTCGATTTCAAGATAATCAATCAGATCATAAGGATTTGATGTATTGTATTTCTTTTTTAGCTTTTTTACATTATCTTTTATTTTGTCATTCAGGTAGATCACTTCCTTAGTTTTGTCAGACTCTGACAAAATATTTTATTATGTACTGATATTTCATGAAATTAATATAGTTTATAGTAATGCATATGTCAATTGTATTGTACAAATATGAGAAATAACAATACATAAATTGACAAGATGAAAATAAAATATTATAATAATCACAAGTTAATCGAAGTGCATAGCACAAACGATTAACATTGATTAGATTAAAAAGAACATATAATTTTAAATGTTCTAAAACAACGTGGTTAACGAACTAAAAAGAAAAGATGGAAAAAGATTAGTGATGTTTCTGGTGATTTACCAGAAAAGGTTTGCTAATCTTTTTCTGCGTTTTCAAGAAAATCTAAAATCATAACACAACGTTTAAAATTGGTTGACTTCATTATCTCTTCTTTTGAATCAGTCGAGTCCATCTCGAATAATGATTTACAAAGAAATCTTAAATTATCAGTTGATAGCACAGAATGATTTTTTAAAACGATGCCAGACTTTTTATTGATAGTCTCTTCTTTTTCCATTAAAGCTATAATATCTTCTACTTTTGATAAAGATGGTATTTTCTTTAAGGTCTTAGAGATATTTTTACTGTAAATCTTGTCTATTGAATTATGGCTTTCCATATATTTGTAAAGATGTGACTCTTCGGTTGGACGCACATCACTATTTGAAACGTATTTATAAACTGGTAAGAGCCTTGTTGTTGGGATTGATTTAAATCTTGATGAACACATTTCCACAGGATCAAATTTTTTATTATCATAAATGATATCTTCAAAAATCTGATCATCACTAAAAATACCATAGCCAACAGAATTTAATACAGATTCTTTATAACCAATAGCAACAGCCAGAGGTTTGGCGGACAAATCGAGCTGATCCAGATCATCAATTCCTACAATAATAGATTCAGCTTCAGGAGATGAAGCACTTTCATCTACAATTTTTTTGACAATCTTTTTAGTTTCACGAATTTTCTTTGGAGAAATACCAGGTGTAATTTCATTTAAAATTTTAAATACTTCAAGAAAATTATCAGTTGCTATTTCTGTAATAGGGATGCTATCCCCTTTTTTAGTTGTGATAATACGACTAATTTCATTCAAATTTTTCTGGTCTTTCTTGTAACTTATAAAAATAAAATGTTCTTCAATGCTTTCTAATTCTTTAGATGTTAGGCAAGATAAAAAATCAGTGATAATTGATTGTATATCTTCATCGGTAAAAGAATAACCCATAAAAATAATTGGTGATTCAGAAAACAAGATTAGTAATTTTGCAATAAATAATTTTCTAGAGTCATTAAATTCATCGTAATCTTTATCAGTGATCATAATAGTATCAGCATCATTTGCTGAGCCATGAATTTTATATATTTCAGCAATGTTATAACTATCTTTAGAAAATAACTCATGTTGTCTTGTAAAAACTGTGTAGTCATCAGGAAAAATGAAATTCTCTAGAAATAGGTCATAATTTGTTGTAATAACAGCGGAAATTTTATTTTTTAATTTTTTAAATTCTTCTAATTCTTTTAGTAATTTTGGATTAGTATTAAGACGCATTTTCTTGAAATAATTAGCAAGAAACATTTTGTATGGTGATATTCCACGTTTTACCCAACTTGGGTTACGAGGACTACCAACTCTTAATTTTATTTTACGATCAAAGAAAGCTTCGTTGTATTGTTTCTCGATGATAGTTCCAAGAGCGGTATTTATTTCGAAATCTGATAAACCATCTCTCTTAAATTGATCTACATATTTACGAAATTGAAAAGGATCATCACAAAACTGTGAAAAAGATAATTCAAGCAGTTCGCTCCAATTTGGATATTTCCAAAGATATCTTTTTGAAATACCAGATCCAATAAATAATACGGGCATTTTATTGCTATGAGCAATTTTATGTAAAATTGTATCCATGTACTATACTCCTATGTAAGAATGCTTTGTCAGAGTCTGACAAAAATTATTAAGATTCAACTTCAAGCATTTCAAAAAATGTGTTTTCTGAAATAATTTCAATATCTTGTCCATCTAATTTTAATTTTTCGGCTTTCTTTTGCTTAGAACTTTTTCCATCCTTGATTGAAGGACAGTAATCGTTGTTACCTAGTACAAGATAATTTGTCTTTTTAGTCACAGAATTAGCTACGATACCACCAAGATCAACAACAAGTTGCATGGCATCTTTTCGCTGCATATTTTCCAATTTCCCAGTAAAGCAACAAACCTTTTGATAGAAAGGATGCAATTCATTAAAACAAGTATTAGAAGTAGTTATTGAATTGACGTCAATTCCTTTGTGATATCTCTTTGATGTTTCGGTAAATTTCTGTAAATATCCATATTCATTGATCATTGAATCGTACAATTTCTTAAACAATTCATATGTTATTTTGCAGTCGGCCAAAGAACGGTGTGATTCCAAAACATTAATATTATAAAAATCAGCCATGTCAGACAGTCTATGATGAGATAAATCTTTGTGTAATCTTCTAGAAATCCTTAGAGTATCAACAAAATCATTATTTAGTTCCTTACCCAATTGCTCTGAAATATTATCGTATAAGAAATTTATATCAAAATTAACATTATGCCCAACTAAAATATCATCAGATATAAATTCAATGAAATTCTGTAAAACTTCTTTTGTTGCTGGAGCAGAGTCTAACATTTCATTTGTTATATGTGTTAAATTTGATATGTATGAATCAATGTAATAATATTTATTTCCATCATTATCAATCAGGAAATCACCTTCATCAATATCTTCATCATATTCAATTAATGGAGGTTTTACTAAAGAAGAAAATGTTGATTCAATGGAATTATCAACAACTTTGATGGCACCAATTTCAATGATGGAATCAAAAGTAGGATCTAATCCAGTTGTTTCAATATCGATTACAGTATAATTTTTAGGGAAATCTAAAAGACTTTTACCTTTATTACGTTTTTTCTTTTTATAATTAGAATTTTCAACAGAGAAAGATCCTGTTGTTTCATCAAATGAAATAGTTATTGGCATAGCATCCTCCTATCTTTGTCAGACTCTGACAAAATTATTTGTATTTATTAGGTGTATACTTTTCTTTATTTTTCTTTTTAATTCTTCGTAAAGCTATTTCCATAGCGTCAAGAAGCAGATCAGCATCATCATCAGTGACTTCAATCCCATTGTAATTCAATTCGCCAGCTTGATTATTTGTTATTTGATCTTTGAGCATATCGAGAGTTTTTGCGATGTTTTTCTCGTCTCTTGGTGTTAAATCAAATTTATATTCAGAACTTGAATTTTCGGTAAGATATTCAGTACTCACATCGAGAGCAGTTGCTAATTTTTTTATCATATCAGGACTTGAGCCTGTCGTATAGCCACGTTCTAAATTAGAAATAACTTGACCAGATACCCCTACGAGTTTTCCGAGATCAGATTGCCTTAAATGTTTATTAGTACGAGCTTCTTTTAATTTTGTACCAAAACTCAAATAATCACCTCCTCCTATTGTTATTTTAACACAAAATAACGAAAAACGATAATTATTAACGGAATATTTTAAAAAAACGTTAAAAATACTTGACATTAACGGAAAACGATAATATAATAAAATTACAAAATAACCGATTGCGTTAATACAAGGAGGTGATAACTTGGACAAGACAATAGAAAGAATAGAGCAAATACGAAAGGAACAAGGAATTAAAAAAGGTGTATTCGCTGAAAATATTGGAATGTCCGCAATGGCATATTCAAGATTATCAAATGGTCAATCTAAATTAACGGTTGAAACATTAATTCGTATAGCCCAATATCTAAAGATAGATGATTTTAATATTTTTTTAAAATTTAATTAACGGATTACGTTAATTATAATAACAGATAATCGGCAATATGACCAGTAACCAAAACTACCGATTTCATTGCTAAATCAGTAGCGGAAGTACCAGGAGGTGAGAAGAATGAGAAATATGCATTTAGTTGATGATTTTAAAATGGAAAAAGTCACTATGAAAGTGCTCCAGGTTATGGAAAAAGAAAAAATGACATTAGCAGAAGTGGAAAAATTTCCAAAATATTTAGAAATAGCGATTAAGAAAAACAGTGAACTGAATGAAAAATCAAAACAATTCACTGTAAATGAACATTTGTTTTAGTTCTCTAACATTTTCAAAAATTCTTGAAAAGATTTTTCGTAATTTGCAATAAATTCCTGAGGTGTAATATCAATGTCTGGATGCAAATCACGAATTAACTCAAAAGCTAAAGCTAGATCATGAGCTCTTTGATCATTATTCATATGCAAAACTCTTTTCATAAAACTCGGACATGCCAGTGTCCTGTAAGTAAAGTATATGAAAAGAGTAATAAATTGACAAGGAGGAGGGAAAACAATGAGCAAAATGACAATAATCCCAATTTGCTGGATGCTAATCATGTGTAGCTTAGGAGGCAGAAGATAGAAGGAGGTAAAAAATTATGAATATACAAGATGCAACAAGAGAAGCGTTAAGAAATAACAAATATATTCGTAGAAAATCTACAGGAAATAGCGGAGCACGGATAAAACCAACAAATACATATGACTGTTGCTTGTTGATTGTTTTAGAAAAAGACAATCAGCAAGGAAGATGTTGGAATCCAACAGCGGATGATCTTATGGCAAATGATTGGATTATAACAGAGGAATGAAGTTTACAAGAAAATTGGCGATGGATGAAAGAGTATTTACAGGAAGATTTTCCATAGTTGCTATTGCTAAGTCAGATAATTCACAAAAATAAATTGTGTCATCTGCGTAGAGATTATTGAGATATTTATTACGTCCCAGTTCTCTTAATGAATCTTCAAGATCACTTAAAATCCAGTCATTAAACAAGGTTTTTTGTAACTCTTGTGCAGATGGGAAAAGTTTGGCTTTAGATTTAGAAATGCCATTTTTACGTTGATGTGAAAACTCTTTGTACAGTTTGTATAAAACGATTTTTGAATCTTTGGATAACATAAAAACTCCTTTATTAAAAATAATATGACACTTTTGTTTAAGTAAATTATAAAAAAGGAACATGAAAATAGCAAGTTAACAGAATAAAAATATGGAGGGAAATACCATGAAAACAAAAGAAATATCCCTGTACGAATTAGCTGACAGAATGGGAACAGCACACAGGGTAGAAGTCCTTACTACATACAGTCAATTAAAAGAAAGATCATCAACATATGGAACTTTAAGAGATAAGATAGACATTTTTATAGACAATTTAGAAATGCACCAAGGTGCTCAGTATGCTCAAACAGTAAAAATGGATCTCTTAACACTCTACAAGGAAGAAATCAAGAGATTAAAGATAAAATAAGCAACCTGTACAACCAGTACAGCATAAACATATAAAAACCAAGGAGGTATAAAACTATGGCAGAAAAAAAGAAGAAAAAAGAAGAGTTTAGAGTTCGCAAGTTCTTAGATGGAAAAGAGATCAAAGAATTTACCCCAGAACAGAAATATGACATGGCAGTAAGAGCGATCAGAGCGATCGGTGGAAGAGTAGTTACTAGATAGCTAAGCCATACAAGATAAATTACAGGTGTTTTTTGAACTTCATCCGTTCTTAAAATGGACCAACATTACCCCTTACAAACTGCCCAATAATTAATTCGAACTTTTATCTACCCTACAATTACATATTGTTTTATATACATAGAGCAGAACTACATTTTTCGCTAATGGGTGGAGTTCAAAAAGCACCTGTAAGAAAGGAAACAAAATGAAAAATATATATCAGACAGCAAGAGAAGCCGCAGGAATCACACAAGAAAGAGCGGCGGAGCTGATCGGGCTCTCGGTTGAAAGTATCAGATCTTATGAAACAGAAAAGAGAGTCCCGTCAGACGAAACAGTGATCAAGATGATTGAGATCTACAACGCAAATTATCTTGCGTATCAACATTTGAAACTCAAAACGCAAGTAGGAAATGCATTTCTTCCAGATGTTCACGAAGTGCCATTATCAAATGCAGCGTTAGCATTGATACATAATCTTCATAGCTGTATGGAAGAACAAGAAGAAATCATAGCGATCACGATGGATGGGAACATATCGCAAGAAGAATTGACAGAATGGCAGAGAATCATGAAAAAATACGATGATCTGTATACAGCGATTCTGGAGATACAATTTTCAAAAAAATAAGGCACTCAAATGAGTGCCTGATCCTCGAAAAGTTCGAAGATACATTTTCAAATCCAATTAAAGTGTATCATTATCAATCGGATTTTTCAAGGGGATAAAAATGCAACGTAAATATACAGACAATACAACAGATTTCACAGAACCATTTTGGGACAACCTGTGTCAAAGATGTAAGAAACGTTTCTGGTCCGTATCTTTGGACTGTGCATGTCCAGAATGCGGAAATGTAGAACTGTATATTTTAAACGAATCAAAACATTTAAAACATGATTCGAAAGAACTTGAAAAATTTCACAGAAAGATAATGGAGGAAGATTATGAAGACATTAACGGTAATGAATTATAAAGGTGGAGTTGGAAAGACTGCATCAGCGGTTAACGTTGCGTATGATCTAAGCGAGAAGGGATACAAAACTCTACTGATCGACTGTGATCCACAAGGAAATGCATCATATTTTTTCGGAAAGTACGATGAGACAAAGAAGAGTATTACAGGAGTATTGAACGGTGATTATGAGTTAGAAAAAGCAATCAGACGTACAAAATACAAGAATCTGGATATCATCCAGGCGGATAAGAACTTGGAGATAGTAGACATATTTAGTCCGACAGAGTTGCAATATCAATTAAAGAAGGTAGAACATCGTTATGATTTTGTTATTTGCGACTGCCATCCGACTTTTGATACATATACGCAATGTGCTTTGAATGCGGCAGATCTGTGCATTGTACCAGTGAAGTTAGACAGAAATTCAATCAACGGATTAGCGTTGTTTGACGAACATTTCCAAGAAGTTCTTGATTATAATCATAACAGCGAATACAAAGTATTAATGACGATGTGGAGAGATACGAAAGCAAATAAGCAAGGATTACTAGAAATCGTAAACAAACATCAGTATCCATTGTTTCAGAGCATGATCAGAAACTCAACAGCGGTGGACGAAGCTACTTACAAGCGAAAACCTTTACGAAAATGTGCAAGCAGAAGCAACGCATGTCTTGACTACCTAGACTTGACAGATGAGCTGATCAAGGAGGTGCAGTGATGAATATGGATGATCTTTTAAAGAACATAGGACAAAAGAATATACAAGAGAAGAAGAAAACAGCACCAAAAGTACAGATGATCCATTACAGTAAACTAAAACCAAATCCAGATAACTTTTATGAGACACCAGACATTGAAAAGCTTGCGGCTGCGATCAGGCTCGCAGGAGAGATTAAAAATCCTTTACGAGTCCACAAAACCGACATCGATGAGTATGAAGTGAATGAAGGACATAGAAGACGTTTAGCAACAATTTATAATGTCGAACAGATGGGATTAAAAGAATTTGAGTTTGTTCCTTGTGTCGTTGAGAAAAATGATACAACGATAGAGAAAATTAACCTGATTCTCAGCAATTCAACACAGAGAGAAAGAACAGAATACGAGAAGATGCAAGAAGCGGACAAGCTTCGTAAGTTATTAGATAAATACGCAAAAGAAAATGAGACAAAGATATCTTCTACAGATATGAGAAAGCTGATTGCAAGTATATTAGGAGTTTCTGGAACAAAGGTTGCACAGTTGGAAAGTATCAACAGGAATCTTGTTGATGATGCAAAAAAGAAATTTGAGAAAGGCGAGATCCCAGTATCGGTAGCAAACGAGATGGCATCATTACCAGAAAAGATACAGGAAGATTTATCAAGCAATGATGATATTAAGTTATCTAAAGTAAAAGAAATCAAAGAGGATTCCAAAACATGGACAAAGTGCAGATACGATGAATCAAAACGGTGTCGAGTAAATCTTGTCCAGAAGTACCCTAAATACTTAAAAACAGAAGGTCCTTGTCCTGGATGTTGTAGGATTTGCAATTATGTGAAAACTTGTCGATACCATTGTGAAAATTTAGAACACAACAAGAATAAAATATCAGAATCACAAGCAGAAATACCAAGATGTGCATATGATGACACGATAGAGTGTCACATTGCTGAAACAATTAAAAAGTATAAGCCAAACAGAAATATTGCGGAATGCCCTGGGTGTTGTAATCTGTGTTCATATACAGATACATGTGGACATGTTTGTGCAAAACTACGAGAAAGTGTTGATAAAATGCTGACAGAAAAGGATTTAGATAAAATAACTTTCACATTTCAGGACGTAAAATTAGCACTAAGTTGGGTAAAGAAACAGATTCCACAGACGAAGCAAAAAGATGAAGAAACAGCTGTAAGGATAAAAGTAATGTCTGAGGCATTAAAAAAATATTTAAAAGAAATGATGGTGGTAATTGATTATGAAAAGTAGCTTTTTAATTTACCACGAATATAGAGAAGCACTAGAACTCTTGACAGACGAGCAACGTGGACAACTTCTTATGGCACTGATTGACTATTCAGAGGCTGGAAAACTTCCAAAGCTTGATGGAGTTGCAATGATGGCTTTTACATTCATAAGAAGCCAAATGGATCGTGACTTAGAAAAATATAATAATCGTTGTAAAACCAGTCGGGAAAATGGGAAAAAGGGCGGAAGACCTAAAAAAATAAACAAAAATGAAGAAAGTGAAAACCTAGAAAACCAAACGGTTTTAAAAAAAACCGAAAAAAACCCAGAAAACCCGATAAAGATAAAGAATCATGATAAAGAAAAAGATATAAATAAAAATACTATGTGCAAATCTAAAGCAGATGCACTGTTTGAGAGAGTTTGGCAATTATACCCAAAAAAACGTGGGAAAGGGCAAGTCTCAGAGGCTAGTAAGAGGCGTTTACTTGATATCGGCTTTGAAGAATTAGAACGTGCCATTAACCGATACAAGGCGGACCTAGATCTTGAAGACTGGAGAAAACCCCAAAATGGCAGCACGTTTTTTAACTCAGGGTATATAGATTACTTGGATGCTAATTACGAAAAGCCGCAAGAAGTTAGACAGAAAACACCAGGAAAATTAGATTGCCAGAGAGATTATGATTTCAATTCGCTAGAACAACAGCTGCTTAGAAAACAGCAGGAAGGAATGTAACGATGGGAACTAAGAGAAAATATGCATCTTCTAAGGCAATAACGAAGAATCCGATCAGTTTCGAAATGGTTGAAGAAAAAATAAAAGCTATGCAGCCAGGAAGAAAAATAAAAATATGGGTGCACGTAACAAAACACAGGATAACGAAAATCCGTATCGGATTGTAAAAGGAACTGTTGTAAAAATATACGAGAATCACATACAGATTTTTGTAAAAACAAAAAGAGGAGCAAAGTATAACGAGTGCTTTTTGAAACGAGATTTATATCACTGGAAGTTTGAAGTTAGATAAACGAAAAAAGAGACAAGAACTCAACGAAAAGTTCAATGCCTCGTAACAAGTATATCATACGCAGGAGGTATTGAACAGTTGGAAATTACTTTTGATGATGCAAGAAAAAGACTTAAGCAAATCCGTTGGATGGATAATGAGATTGATGCTCTGATTGAAGATAAAAAAGGATACATGGATTTAGCAACGAAGACAACAAGTACCACGGACGGCGCTGGTATACATGGATCAGGAGAAAACGACAAAATGGCGTCGATCATAGCAAAGATTGCCGATATGGAAAATGAGATCTATGCAAGAATTGATGGATTGGTGGATTATAAAAAACAGATATCTTGCATTGTACACCAGATTGAAGACAAGGAGTGCCAGAAGATCATTACTCTTAAATTTTTCAGGTATATGCAAATGACAGATGTTGCAAAAGCAATGAACATGGACCGAAGTACCGTGTATAGAAAATACAATAAGGGAATTGAAGAGGTACGAAGAATTTTGTCAGAGTCTGACAAAAAATAAATAATATCCTGCGGCTTAAATGTTTGACTGATGGAACATGTAAACAAATTTGTCGTTTTACCAATTAGCCTATATCTTGATATCGGTCAAACATTTAAGCCGCAAGGCTTAGAGCTGGATGTTTATATACCACGAAGACAATTTAATAAAGATCCATAATATAGCTCATAAGAAACGTAGTGTATAGGTTGCTAATTGCCCGGCTTCGGTCGGGCAGAAAGGAGCAATATGCCAAAAGGACATACAGAGAAATTTAAAAAGAAAACAGTAAAGATGATGGTAAAAGGACATCTAACACAAAAAGAAGCAGCTCAAAAAGTTGGAGTAACAGAGACAGCGATCGGATATTGGGCGGATCGTTATTTTTACGAAGTGATGGAAGAGTTAGCAGAAGAGAAAAGACAGAGAAAGCGAATGACAGCAGCAAAAGAAAAGAAAGAAGTTATCTGGCATCAAGTTAATAGCATTGCTGGATACTGGGGGTAAAAATGGATAGGAAAGAAACGACAAAAATATTATCAAGATATCTGGAAAAACATATAAAAGCATATGACACAAGAGTTTACTGGGCAAAAGAAGTAACGTTTGATTATAGAACAACATTTGCTAGACGAGTTGACTACATGAGATATAAACCAAAGAAAAATGGAGCAAATATTGAAATGGGACTTTTTTATTGCTATGAAATAAAATCTTGCGTAGAGGATTTTCATTCTAAAAATGGTCACAATTTCTTCGGAGAATATAATTATTACGTTATGACAAAAGAGACATACGAAAAAGTACAGGATGAGATACCAGAATATATAGGTGTTTACATAAAAGAAGGTGATAATCTAAAAAGTGTAAAGAAAGCAACAAGACTTCACAGGAGAAAAACAGCTGGTGAAATGATATTAATGATGTTTCGATCATGTGCGAGAGATAGAAGCAAATGATATTTGGGAGGAAAAATGATTAACAGTAATATCTTAAAAACTTGGAACGAAGAAAGAATTAAATATCAGATACGATATGCAAAAAGTTGTGCTGAATATCATAAATACCCTGAGAATTTAGACAACAAAGGACATATGCATGAACAGAGTTGGGTGTTGATTAATGTTTTTGGGCTATCAGCCAAACAAGTCGAAGAAGTAGAACGAGAGGATGGTTTTACAACAGAGGATATTCTTAGCCCTGAATTTGAAAGGTGGTGCCGCTTATGAATTTAGAAAGGCAAAAAGAAAATTTTAAGGATCATAAAGCAACATTTACAGACTACGGAAACATAAAGATATTAGATTTTAAAAAAACAAATAGTTCACATTACAGAATTAGATTTCTTTTTGAAGAGGATTTTTATAGATTGCATATTTCTGGCGATCTTGGAGAACTAATTGCAGTAAATTATTGCAATATGTGTTGGGATAAGTTCGAGGACTTCGTAGATAATATCGGATATTTCGAGGGGAAAGTAATCAGCCATAATAGACCATTTTTTTTGTATGATCAGGAAAAGGCTCAAAATGATGTCATAGAGTATTTAAAAACTTATGATCTCTATGATGAGGTTATAGATGATCAAGATGAGTTTATGTCAGAAGAAGGTATAGTCGAAGATTTTTTAGAAGATGTCTTTAGTGATTTTACAGAAGAAAGAGGAATTGGATACTATGGATATGAAAAGCTTTCAGAGATTGATTCAGACATTTTTGAATTTATTGACGATTTTGGTAAAAAATCGACAGGGATACTTGATTTGTACATGCTGTCTTTTAAATTAGCTAAAGAACAATTGGAAAATACCTTAAAAGTGAGGAAAAATAATGGATGATAAGAAAAAACAATTGCTGAATAAGCTGAAAGCATTGGCAGAGCGAGGTGTTGGTGGCGAAAAAGAAACTGCACAAAGAAAACTGCAAGAACTAATGGAAAAATATGAGATAGATGAAAATGATTTATCAGATGACAAGAAAGAAAAATATCAATTTAAATATAAGAATGAGTTTGAAAAGAAACTGATTAAACAAATAGCATATAGAACTTTTAAGAAAGAATGGTCTGAAAGAATGTATACATATTCAAGAGGAAGAGGAAAAAGATCTATCATGCTGATAGAGTGTACAAAAGCTGAAGAAATACAATTAAGAATAGAATATGAATTTTACAAAGATTTATGGAAAGAAGAAGCAGAATTTTTATTTAACGTTTTTATTCAAAAACATCGGATTTTTGATCCTGAGGGTAGCTGTAAAAAAGATCATTATAGAATGAAAGAACAGGATCTAAAAAGAATGTCAATGATGGAAATGTTATTACAAGATAAGATGATGACCAAGATGCTAGAGGCAAGAGAATGACGAAAAAAGATGGGGAAAACCTCATCTTTTTTATTATAAATATTGACATAGTGTGTACACTATAGTATAATATAAGTATGAAAGGAGGAAAGCTAATGAAAAAGAAACAAAAGAAAAAGCTTGCAAAGTTGATTATCAAAGCAATAACAGCAATAGCCCTACTGATTAGTGCGATAGCTCAACTTATACAAGCCCTTAACTAATAAAGCCCTATTAGTTAAAACAACAGAGGAAAGGGAGAGAAATCTCCCAATCCTTTGTAACAATAGTATAACACACATTAGCTTAAAAGAAAAATGAAGAAGATAACATTTTACGACATGGTATTACTGTTTGCAATCGTGTTACAGTTTGGAGAGAGAAGTATTTACACAAGTTTGATATTATTGTTCGCATCAATACTTGAACTGATTGACGTACTTCCGAAGATTGTGAGGTTGATAAAACATGGAAAGTAAAGCAAATCCACAGACAAAGGCAAGTGCAAAGTGGAATAAAAAAGCAGGATATGTAGCCAAGAGTTACAAGTTAAAAAAGGATACAGTGGAAGCGTTTGCAGAAGCATGCAAGACGGCAGGGGTAAGTCAGGCAGGTCAATTGACCAAAATGATGAATGATTTTATTCAAAAAGTGGAAGAAAATTAAAAGATGCGACACTTTGCGACACTTACATGTGTTATTATGGCATTGTAAAGAAATGAATAAAGAGGAAAAAGCACATTGGACAGATTCTGATGTGCTTTTCTTATGCCAAAAAGAAGGTGAAAGAGATTGAACACTGTACAACCAATCAGGGACATGAATACAGTTATGGACATTGCACGATATCTGAAACAGAATAACGAGAGGGATTATGTGATGTTTACAACAGGAATTTATTCAGGGTTGCGAGTGTCTGATATTCTGAAGCTTCGTGTCAAAGATGTTCGTGGGAAAGATTACATAGCCATGAGAGAAAAAAAGACAAAGAAAGAGAAGCGTTTTATCATCAATAAGAATCTGAAAAAGATACTGGAAGCGTGGACACGAGGAAAAGATGATCTTCAATATCTTCTTGAGAATCCAGTAACACATAGACCGATCAGCAGGCAAAGAGCTTGGGAAGTGATGAGGAATGCAGGAGAAGAGTTTGGAGTTTATAATCTAGGAACACACACCATGAGGAAAACATTTGGTTATCATATGTATCAGGCGACACATGATGCAGTGATGTTGATGAAATTATTCAATCATTCAGATATTCATGTAACGCTCAGATATATAGGAGTTGAACAAGATGAAACAGATCAAGCGATTTCAAAATTGGATTTTGGCGTTTGATTTTTCTTTTTGTACAGAAAAGTTAACTCAAATTTGTTGTGTAAAGTTACATGACAAAAAATAAGGTGCATTTATAAGAAAGAAAAAAACCTTTGTAAGTTTACAAAATTATAAGATATGTAAAGTCAAAAGAGAAAAACAAAGCGAAATTAACTCATCGGTTAGAGTGGCGATCTTATAAATCGCTGGTAGTTGGTTCGACTCCAACATTTCGCATTTATCCAGGAACAGCAACTGTAGACAAATGACAAATAGCCATACTTTAATTTTGTCAGGTCTGACAAAGTTCTTGGATTCAACGTGGCAGTTGTAGGAACAGAAGTTGAAAATAAAATGATACGATATTTTTGGTAAATTGATCCTCCTTTCAAATGAGTTTATAAGTTTCTTGATGGTAATAGGTAATGTGGTTTTGGCACTTTTAATAACTTCTTCAGGTTCGAATCCTGATGCCACGATTTTTGTCAGAGTCTGACAAAGAAAGGATACGCATGATAGAACATGAGATTACATACGTGAAGAGATGTATACGAGAAAACATACATCGTTTCTATACATGGACAAGATGGAAACAAACAAGAAAAGAAGTGCTAGAGTTGGATAAAGGAGAATGTCAGTTGTGCAAGCAACGAGGTATCTATACAAAAGCAACGACAGTGCATCACGTAAATTATGTGAAGAAACATCCAGACAAAGCTCTGGATATCTGGTACACGTTCAGAGGACAAAGAAAAAGAAATCTAATTAGTCTATGTCACGATTGTCATGAAGAGGTCCACGGGTACAGGAAGAAAAAAAGAGAAAAACCATTGACGGAAGAAAAATGGTAAAAAATGGAAACAGACACCCCCGGTCCGAAAAAATCGGAAATTAATTTGGCCCATGGAGACCGGTGGGTGGCCTAGACTTTCTAGATTTTTGTCTCACGCACGTGAAGGGGGTGGTCAAGATGGCAAAAAAATCGGTCAAATACATCAGAATCAAGTCTGATCTTATGGATCAAATGGAAAGAAATCAGACGTATGGAAAACATTTTGAGGATCTTTTAAATGACTACATGTCACTTTACGAGATTAAAAATATGTTAATTAAGGACATTGAAAAGCGTGGGGTAACGGTAGAATACAATAATGGCGGCGGTCAGAAAGGAATCAAAAAGAATGATAGTATTGAACAGCTCTTAAAAGCGAACACACAGATGCTAAAGATTTTAGATGCATTAGGAATCAAAGCCGTCCAGGAAACGGATGGTGAATTTGATGATGAAGAACTCTAAGATCAATAAGCACATTCAAGAATGGATAGATATTGTTGAAAATGAAACGTACAAGGTCAGTAATGACCAGAAACAACTTGTGAAACATATAAAGTGGTGCTTCGAGAACGAAGAAATATATACGGATGATGAACAATTAGAAAAGTACATAAGTCTGATTAAATATTTTCCATATGAAACACTGATGCCATGGCAAAAATTTGTAATAGGATTGCACGACTGCACCTATTGGAAAGAAACAGGAATGCCACGATGGCCAGATCTGTTTTGCTTGATTGGACGAGGTGCTGGAAAGGATGGAACAATTGCATGGGAATCTGTTTGTCTTGCATCACCATATAATTACAAAATCAGAGAATACGATGTTGATATTTGTGCAAACAATGAAGAACAGGCAATGAGACCGGTGTATGACATCATCAACGCATTTGATGAGCCGAAACACAGGAAAAAGTTGAGACGATTTTTCCACTGGACAAAAGAACAGGTAAGATCATTAAGAACAAAAGCTACGATCAAGGGTCGGACGAACTCACCGAAGGGGAAGGATGGTTTAAGATCTGGCATTTGTATTTTTAATGAGGTACATCAGTACCAAGATTACAAAAACATAAATGTATTCACGACAGGCTTAGGAAAGAAAAAACACCCAAGGAGATCTTATTACACGACAAATGGAGATGTGCGAGAGGGTGTCTGTGATGATCTGATTGCAAAATCAGAAGAGATTCTTTTTGGAAATGAACAAGATTATGGATTACTGCCGTTTTTATGTCGACTTGATTCGAAAGAAGAAGTACACGATGAAAGCAATTGGACAAAAGCAAATCCAAGCTTACCATATTTTCCAGATCTGCTAGAAGAAATCAGAAAGGAATACAGGGATTGGTTAAAAAATCCAGAAAGATTATCAGCGTTTATGACAAAACGTATGAATATTCCAGATGGAGCTAGTGAAATCAAAGTTACAGACTGGGAAAACATAGCAGCAACAAAAATAGAAATTGCGAACGTACATCGTTGGATGTGCACGTGTGGAATTGATTTTTCTAAGGTAACTGATTGGGCATCTGTGAATCTACATTTCAGAGACGGAGATCTAAGATATGATATATCTCATTCCTGGATGTGTCTTAATTCGAAAGATATCAGTCGCTTGAAAGTACCATGGAAAGAGTGGGCAGATCAAGGACGATTGACCTTAGTTGATGATGTAGAAATACATCCACAGTTTTTGACAAATTATATTCAGGATATGAAACAACAATATCAGATTCAAATGGTTGCAATGGACGATTTCCGATATGCTCTTTTGAGCAAATATCTTGAAATGATAGGATTTGACAAAAAGACATATAAAAACCTAAAACTGATCCGACCATCGGATATTATGAGGGTTGTGCCGGTGATTGATCATTGTTTTGTGAATCAATGGTTTCGATGGGGTGATGCTCCAGAACTACGATGGGCAACAAACAATACCAAATTGGTAAGACATAACCGCAAGATAGGACAATCTGATGATATGGACTTTGGAAATTTTGTTTATGGCAAGATTGAAGCAAAGTCACGAAAAACAGATCCATTTATGGCTTTGGTTGCGAGTATGGTAGTAGAGGACGTATTACCAGAGACAGCGATTAAACAAGCACCAAAGATTAAAGTTTACAGCTATTAAAGGAGGTGATGCAGC